GGAAGTCTTCGGGCATTTACCGAGACTACCTTTCCCCCGAAAACCTCAAGGGGTCGCCGGAGAATACATAGGCGAATAAATCCTGAGACCAGCTTTAAACGCATCGAGCATTGGTTCAGATAGTGAGTCACCAGACAAACGGGTCATCCGTTCCTTCTCCAACTTGCGATCCTTCTCTGCCGAAAGGGTTTCCATGACTTGCAGGATTCGTTCCTGGCGGGGAGTCGACGACGGTAAAGCCGCCATCCTCGACGCGACAATCGCAGGACCGTACTCGGTGGCGAGGTTTTCTTCAAGGTCGACGATGCTGACATCCTTGTGGGTTGCGTACCAGAATCCAGGCTCAGGGCGAACAACCTTCGTGTCGTAGACCTGCGCGGCGGCGTCTTCGACGGACAGAGTCCCGTTGACACGCATGCGGTCCATCACCATGTCGTTGAACGTCTTCCAACGGTCAATGATTTTCTGCTCTTTCGGCGAGATTGTCCCGTCCTTTTGGATTTGAGCGTAATTCGGCTCAACGATGCCGTATTTCTTACCCTCTTCGGAGATTGAAGATCGCTTCTTCCGCAACTGCTCGTCGAACTTCCCAGACCGGAATGCGATCTGAGCGTTCTCCAATGCCTGCGCGTCGGACGCACTAAGGACCATCGAAGAGCGGTTCAGAGCGAGAAGTTTCTCCATGGCGACGACGTTACCTGCTTCGGCACCAGCGATGTAGGTGCGGAATGCGTTCTCGTCGCGGTAGTTACTTTTGGTCGGATTCTTGATCCGCTCGATCATGGCTTCGCGGACGTCATCGGGGGCGCGAGCGAAGGCTTCCCGATTCTCAGCGACGAACGTCTTGATCTGTTCGGTCAGATCCCCTCGCCCGAGGGGGGCGGCGTCTTGGTCGGATCCCGTCAAGACAAGGCTGTCGAGTTGCTTGCTGAGTTGATCGCCGACAGTCTTCCGCTCGCGACGATCGAGTTCGATCTTGGCCGATACCTTTCGCGAGAGCATTGTCGCCTGTTCCTCGCTTGTGTCGGTTCCGATCTTGCTCGCCGTTTTCCTCAATGATTCGATGGCGTCGATGTTCCCTTGATCGTCCGTGACGAGAACGTCTCCGAGCATGGCGTCGGTAGCGACTTCGTTCTTGGCGGCCTTGACGATCTGCTCGGCTTCGATTTCGCGGCTTCCAAACTGACCCTTCAACTTGTCGTAGCGAGCAACGACCTCACGATAGTTCTGAGTGCCTGCAACCATCTTGATGTGGTTGTAGAACACGTCGTCGGTTGCCTTCTCGACAAGCTGGTCCGCGACTTCGGGGGTCAACCCCTTCAGAATAGCATTCGATCGCGCAAGCCTCTGCACTTGACCGACAGACTCGGCGTTGAGATCCGTCGAAGCAATCTCCTGTTGTCGCTCCATCTGGAGGCTCGTCGCCTCTATCGACGACTTCTTCAAGACCCCCGCAACGTGGGAGTTTATTCGAGTTTGGCGGCGAATCTTCCAGGTTTCGACGAGCTTGTCATATTGGGCGACCTGCTCGGGGGAGTTGAGATTCTTGCGATATTTTGCAACCTTATCGTCCTTTATGTACTCGTTCTCATCGAGTTTCTGGGGATCGAGGGGTTCAGTCGAAAACTTCTGAAACCCCCGGTCGTCGTCGGCGTCCAGAAGATTTACTTGATGCGACGCCGCGGAGAGGTCGTAGGCATCCTGCTTCGCAGCCACCCTCTCGGCGACATCGACAGCGTTGCCGAAGACCTTAGAGAGGGTGTCGAATGCGACGGCCATAGTAGGATCAGCCTGCACCTTTGGTACAGGCATGGAGCCGACGTTACCGATGGAAGGGGTGAATCGAGGTGCTATGGCCATGTTCAACCTGCTCCAGCAAATGTACCTGCGGCGGACGCAGCCCCTCCAAGGACCTGACCTACGGCAGAAATCCTAGCCGCCTTCTGGCGATTCCTAGCGGCCCTCACGTCGAGGGATGCTTGAGTTCTCTTGCCCCACGCCGCCATTGCGGCCTGGAGTTCCACCTCGTTGGCAGCCCTTGCAGCCTCAGCGAAAGTCTCTTCCCGAACCAGAGACACTGTTTCCGAGGAGAGGTCGACTCCCTGAGAAGCGTAGGATGTCTTCTGCTGGTTGAGGATTTCACCGGCTTGACGGTGGATCTCCATCTGCGCCAGTTTACCGGCGAAGATGTCGTAGTCCGCCGATTGTCTCGCGAACCTTGCGTTTTGGCGAGAGGCGGAGACATCGGCGTTCGATGCCTCGATGGTACCATATGCGCCAAGGATGCTGCCCGCCATCCGACCCGACCCGGCGAGGATAGGAAGCATTATCGACTCTCCCCTACGTTGAAGATGGGGCGAACTTCGAGGATGTGGGCTGGCATCCCCGTATCCTGACGAATGAGGATTTCGCCTGTATCTGAGTGAGCGGATACCATGATGACCTCTCGGGGGCCAGTCTGCACCGCAGGCGGAGAGTTCAATAGATCATCGTATTCGTTTATCATCGTCTCGAGCGTCGACTCGTCCAAGCCAACCTTGATTCCTCGACTACGATACACGTTTAAGACCACCCTCGTAATGTGTCTCTTGTTGCCAAGCATCGTCTCCTTTCCGACAACTTCCAAGGGGAGAGTCTTGGCGTCGGATACAATTGGAAGACCAATGTGTACGCGAGCGAAAGGGCGAGAGTATGCGATGGTCCCGCCGCTTACGACGCGATTCGCCTCGCGCCCGCCGTCGGCAATGACACCGACCGTCTCGCCTTCGAGGTGGTTCGCCCCGGTGAAGGTTGTCGCACAGACAGCATACGAACACGCGACGTTTCGCATTGATTCCGGGACAATGGATCGAGGTTGAACCGTCATTTGCGTGGTGGAAGTGCTGGCGGTAATCGTAACCTGCACCTTGCTTCCGGCTAGGGACAGTTCGAGAACCTTCCCTACGTCACCCCCTGAAAAGACAGCGGAAGACGCCGTAATGGTTAGCGAGTCGGTGGTCTTCCAATCCGTACCCCCGGAAAGGGTCATGGTGGCAACACCTAGAAGATTGCGCCCGTCGTATTCGATGGCCTCGTCGAATCCTCGCCAGTCGTCGACGCTGTCGGACTCCCAATCCCACTCCGAGGGGAGGCGACAGATTCGGTATCCGGTTCCTTTTCTCGTCAGACAGTAGAGGCGATCTACGTTCGACTCGGAGACGACGCAAATGTCCTCGATCGCCCGGTTTGCGATCTCGTGTTGGTGCCACCCCCACACCTCTTGATCGGGGACATAGGTGAGACCGAGAAGAACACCGTCCTTTCGGAGAACCCAGATCAGATTCTCTGATCTCTGATAGCAAACCCTTGATATTCCTGGGACGAGGAGATGTTTAGCCCATAATGTCAGATCGCGAGATTTCAACGCCTCTTGCGAATAGTCGTACATGGCGTCCAGAAGGATCTTCTCTCCGCGATGAACGTAAATTAGACTTGATCCAACGAGGGCCGGGGAGATAGGGCTGCACCCGTGATATGAGTCGGCACGAGCGTTTATCGCGGTAGGAGTCAATCCTCCCGAAGGACCCCCTTTGAGGGTCCACTCGGAAGTATTTGTGAGGACCACGGCACGACCAGCTATTTCGAGAACGTGCTGTACCGCAGACACTGTTCTCCCTGCGAGACCAAAGTCGATCCCACTTGTATCTTCCGCTCCAGGGTCGAACGCAGAGTAGTTTCCAACATGGCTGGCAACAATACGTTCCACGTCGTCAGTGAACCCCCCGAACATCAATCGTTGTTGGAATAACCCCACCGATGAAGGATAGGTCCCGCCTTTACCCGGATCCACACCTACGACAGGGGTATCTTTTAGATCCGGGATGATACCGTAGTCTACGAAGCTAGTGTCACTCGTAGACCCGATGTACCCAAACACACGCCCGTATTCACGGAACACGTTGTAGTATGTTGCCCCTGTTTTTGCCGACCACGACACGGTGCAAGGTGTGGAGGGGGCGGGCGCGATCGCGGTCGCCGTGGCCATAGTCTTTCGGTACTTGAAGTCACCGGCGTAAGGTGAGGCGGGGGATGGACCGGGGACGGTAAACGTCCCAGGTCCCGTCACCACTATCCGAACCAAGTCTCCAGCTTTGTAGACTACGGTCCCTCCGACAGTTACCCCCTCGGACACCTCGATGGTGTCGTTAGTCTGGAGACCGTGGGACGAACTCGTTATTACCCATGGGGTTCCCAGGGCCGAAGTACCGATGACAACGGGACCGCGAAAGACCGATGTCTCCTCACCGTTAATATCGGTCGCAGTTACTCGGTATCTGATAGTAGTTGTCGAAGGTCCGGCCCCTGTAACAGTGAGGACTGTTGAGGTAAATACCTCAGGTGTCATGGGTGAATCGGAAACAGTCCAGTTCGTATCGCGAGGAGCAGACGCCCCTCGAACGATTTTCTTAGGGGGTCGAACCCCATCCGTGATGAAGAGTGTGTCCCCAGACTGAACCCAGCGAAGGCTATCCTTATCGCACGTACACGCCACCGAATAGTTGACGCCGGGGGAAGACTCCACCATACCCCCGTTCCGCATGACCTTCATGGTCGTGCCGTCGAACAAGAGGACGTAGCTGTCCGAGGGGCCGAATTCAAAGGGGACCATTCGAGGGCGGGTGACTACGCCCAGATTGGCTTGAATCTCGAATCCTTGTCGAGACGAGATGCCGCCTTCTGGCGCGGGAATGTAATTCGCGCACTTCTTCAACGCCGAACGCCAACGGTCGACATCCACGCGACCGAAGAGTTGAGGTGAGATCTCCCCTGAAGAGAACGAGCGCTGGACTGTCATTCCCTAGCCTTCATGGAATCGGCCTCGACATCGGGATCGGACTTCGATTCGTTGTGAGCTGTCGCAGCCGCCTCGGACACGACTCGATCATACATGTTCGCCGCCATGGCAGCGATTCGAACGTCTTTTGTAAGGCTTATAGCTATCTCCGACGCGATCTTCCATGCGAGAGCGGAAGAGAACAGCGGGTCGAACAACCCGACATCGGTTATAATCTCAGTTCCAATTGCGTAGGCCGAAGGCAGGTTGGAGTGGATCAACTTCCCCTGAGAATCGCTTCCGACGGCGTATTTCGCCGAAGAGGTTCCGACACTAGGGGTGGTGTAGATCGTGCCGCTGGAAACCACCGTGCTCGATACTTGCACAAGACGACGAACGTTGAGAAAGTCGACGGGATAGCGATACGAGTAGAACCAGTCTCCGAACGTCTGCTCGGATACGACCGCAAGCTGCACCTGTCGAATTGCGAATGGCCACGGGCGTTCACGAAGCATCTCTTCGATGCATCGAGTGTACACCGCCCGACACGCCCGAGCGCTAACACTTGCCTCGCTGATGTCGGCAATCGGTTGAGCGATCCCGATTCGTAAAAGCGCCAGGTTGCAGATTGCAGTCTGGCTCATGTTAATCTAGACTTACATCCATGATGTGTCCTTGATGTACTGCTTATAACGAAAACCCCCGAGAGCAAGCCCTCGGGGGTCTCGTCATTCAGCTTGTCACTGAATGCTGCTGCCGTCAGGGAAGTTCTGACGACTGTCGACGCTGGGAACCAACACAGCCGTCACCTTGCCCGTGGAAGGGGCGGAGCCGGAAACGGTGTACTCGATTCCGAGATACCGTTCGACATTCTGGGAAACGCAGTCCAGAGGAATCACGAACTCGGCCCCGAGAGTCAGGGCGGCGAGCAGAATGGTTCGGCTCCCGTGGGCGGTTTCAGACGTGTCGAGGTTAGTCGTGCTGTCAGACTTGACCGCGATGTCCAGCGAGGTCAGGTTGTTAAAGGCTTCCGTGACCACCACCCGAACGAACATTGGGTTGGCGGGGGACAGAGCACGGAGCGTGGGGGTGGCCCCGAGGTCAATGACGTTCGTCGAGTCGGCGGTGGCGGTAATGGCCTGGCCGTCCGAGAAAATCATATTTACAGTGTCATTGTAGTAAGGCATGGTATTTCCTATCAGACCACGCGAGCTTCGGTGTCCAGAAGCGCATGGATGGTACGGATGGGATAACCACGGAAGGAAGTCTTCCGCTTACCATCCACGGTTTCAGTCGTGAAGTTACCGCTGACCTTAGCGAGAGCCTGGATGTCGAGCATCTGGGCAACCGTTCGGGAGCAGTAGATGGTCGGCGTGCCGAGGCCCTCGACCGGCTCCAGACGATGCTGAGCCTTAATCATCAACTTAATCAGATCGGCAGCACCAGACTCGGTGACGAGGTTGGAAACGTCGATGTTGCAGATACGAACAGCGCCGCGCCAGTCCTCAACGGTCATACCCATGTGCCATTCCCAGATGTCCTGGTAGACCTCCTCGATGTTACCCGAGGTGAGGGTCTTGGAGACCGGGGTGCCGCCATTGACGGCGGTGTGGGTGATGCCAGCGGGAGCGCCCATCGGCATCAGACCGCTGACAGTCTTGGGACCGTTGACCACGAACCAGATCGAGGCGTTGTCGGAACCAGTACCGCCAGCGTCGACGATCTGCTCGGCGTTACCAGCTCCGGAGATGACCCCGTACCGCTTGGAGAGACCGTCGAAACCGAGGGTGTCGGGGGTCGTGGGGATGCCGGTGGTGGCGTTGCCGTAGAACCACAATTGCATGGCCTTCTGGTTCACAGCCTCCAACATGGCGCGAGCTTCAAGAGCACGCTGGGCAGCGGAGTTGCCGTTCAGATCGGCGATGCGCTTGCTCACCTCAGAAGCGATACCGACGCGAGCGGTGGTGTCGATGATC